AAAAAAGGCGCCTAAAAGACGCCTTTTAATAAGTTTTTTAACCTATGCTGTTGAGCCCAAAGTGTTTTGGATTCTGATCGGTATGTAAATAAACTCTACTGCTTTCACTGGTTGTACAGCGATATCAATGTATAGTTCGTTTCTATCGATTCTAGCCGCGGTGTTATTTGTTGTGTCACAAACTGTAACAAAGTCAAATAATCCACGTTGTTGTACTAATTGAGCTAACAATCTGTCTACAACTACCTTAGCATTTGCTCTTGTAACCTCATCATTTGGTTCAAACAAGAATGGTTTAACTGCATCATCAAGTTGTTCTCTGATGTAAATTACCAATCTTGAAACATTAATTCTATCCAATGCACTTGACACTGAGTTTAATGTTTTCTGACCAAATACTGCAATTCCTCTTCCAGGGAAGTTTCCAATTGGGTTAATTTTATTACTGTAAAGGCTATCTCTCTGTCCTTCACTTAAACTAACTGCTGTAAACTCGCCTGTTGTTGCATTAAGATAACCTGTTGAGGTTGCGTTATTAACAACACCTCTTTGGAAACCTGCTGGTGCAAACCAAGGGAAAGCAACTGAGTCATTAAATGCAATAGTTCTAAGTGCCATATGTGATGCAGGAACCATAACTGATGTACCGTCTAGGTTTGTTGATAAACCATGTGGGTAGTAAACAGCCGCTTGTGAAGATGCACTAATAAGTCCGTCTTCTCCGTTCTCTGCGGCATTAGAGTTATTAGTTGCCCAGTTTTGAGTACTTGTAGCATCTGCTGACAATCTCATTGGAGCATCTGCAACACAGAATACCGTATCTTTTCTATTAACACTTAAAGCCAACATCTCATCTATACACTCAACATATCCTGGTGCTGAAATAATATTAAATCTATTAGTTTCATTTAGGATTTCTTGATTTGCAGTTAGTTGAGATTGCATTGCTTTAACAATTACTTTACGTTGAGCTTTACGCATCATGTGTGGTGAACCATCGTTCTTATTACCTGAGTAATCTTTCCACAAACTATTAGTTGCGTCATATTGCTTAACATTACCTACTGAAGCCATTTTGTTCCATGCTATCATACCACTTGGATATAATGCGGCATTAGGAAGTCCGTTAGCAGTACTTAATAAAGCACTACTTGAACTTGCTCTAAAGTCTCCAAATAAGATACCATCGCTAGTAACTTGGTCGGCATTATCAACTAATACCCAAGCACTTGCGGCTGATCTTTTGTAGATTTTAGGGAAGTTTTCAAGGTCACTACTGTCGATCCATAAATCTCCAGTTGATAAACCTGTTGTACCATCGCTTTGTAGTGTTGGTGCCGAAGCGGCAAACTGTACATCACCTGAATAGGTTGCCCATGTTCCAGCATTTTGATATAACATATCAATGTTTGTATTAGAAACATTGTTGTCGTACCATAATGTACCTTCTACTGCGGCGCCTGTAATAGCATTATCAGATGCTTCATAACTTAAAGTCTTGAAGTTAGATGTTGTACCAACTGCTATGTTAATGTCAGTTGAGTCATACCCTGCAACATTACCTGCTGTAAATCCAATATCTTTACCATCTGAAGTTGTAACTGTAACTTTACCACCAACATTACTTGCTACTGCTGTTGTGGCACTAAATCCTGTTGCACCGTTAATACTTGAAACAATTTCATCAACTGTTACAGCACTTACGTTTGCACCTGTAAATGTTACAGGAATATTTGCGGCACCGTTAATACTAATATTAACTGAAACTTTACCAGCATGTGTACTGAAGTTAATTCCATCTGCTAATGCAGTTGAACTTGCAACTGAATTAGTTGCACTTCCGTTATGCCTTTTAAGTGTTAGACTTGCTTCTGTTCCACCGTCTGCCCATAAATCACCAACTACTGGAGATGTATAAGTATTTGCGTATACAGTACTGGATAGTTCATCCATTACAATGTTTTCTGTTGTAAATGCACTTGTAGTTGTTGAATACTCTTTAACAATGATGTTTGATCCGTTATTAGGTGTAGTTTCCTGTAGGAATATATCACCTGTTGTTAATGCGGAAGCATCACTTTTTGTTGTAGGTATTGATAAATGACTTGCAAACTGGAAGTCTCCAGCCGAACCAGCCACTGCACTCGACCAATTACTTGAACCGATTTTGTACCATGCATTTGCTATTTTTTCATAAAAGTCAACTGTTGACTTTGTTGCACCTGTACTAGTGTAGTAAGATACACAAAAGTCACCCGTCACGCCGAAAGCCGCTTTTGGGTCACCATTGCTGTCTACTTCAGTAGCGCCAGGTTTTTTAATTGTTTTCAACACCCATGCTGAGCTCTCATACCTTTTAAGACCCCATGAAGTTAAACTAGTGTCTAACCAATAGGCTCCGTTGGCTGGTGCTTTTGTTGGTGCTGTTGAACTTGCTGAAAGTTCGTCAAGGTCTACGTCTGCTCTCAGTACATAGGCTCTGTTTGCGATACCTAAGAAACTGTAAGCGGCCAAAAGACCATATTCATTCTGTTCGTTACCGTGTAAAGGTGTTCCACCACTTGTTTTAAAGACTGGATTACCAAAGTTCTGTAGTAATTCTCTTTGTGAAGTGATTTGGTACAACTTACCGGCGGTTGCTGATGTTGTATATGCGGCTGTTGATGTTCCGTCTGGGGCCTTCTTGTCTTGTGCTGTTGCAATCACTATTAAAGGGACTGAACCAGCACCAGCGGCCGCGTAAAACGATTCATCTGATACACTTATACTTACACCAGGGCTTATTAATGTTGCCATAATGTTCTCCTTGATTTATATTAGTACTAATAATATAGTAATAGTATTTATCAGATTTGCGTATTTTAGTGTATTTACGGGTATTAGACTGTATTAGGCTGTATTATACTAATTTAAGTGTTTGCTTAAACTCGCCTGTTTTCCAGTCTCTAATTTCTTCTACTTGCTTGGCTAGGTGTTCGAGGGTTCCATTATTCTCTATAATGTAATCAACTGGGTAGCCTGCCCAATTCCATTCACTTTCGTGTACGTCTCTGTATTTTGTTTGCATTATTTTTCTACTAACAACGTTTTCGTGTGCCGTTCTTGCTATTTCAAACCATTCAGGTAGCTCTCCACGTTGTACCCAGATAACAACTCCACCCATGTTTTTAATTAAATCCAGTTCATTTCTGAATCTGGCGTCACTAATAACTGTACATGGTGTATCTTCTATTTGTTTTCTTATTCTGTATTCTAAACTGTTGAGCCAAATATCTTGATCAAAATGATTTCTTAATACTTCTGTACCTAATAGTTGTAATGCTAATCTAGGAGTAAAATGTGGGACGCCTAGTTTCTTAGTCCAAAACATATCAGGCGTTTCTCTAAAGTCTCTGCTTTCAGTTGTATCGCCTTCCAGCATAGACCTTTCCCAACCAAAAATGCTGGAACATAAATCTTTAAGGGGAGCGGCAAAACTGTCATGAACACAACCACGCTCTACAAACATATTGGCTACTGTATCTTTGCCACTGCCTATAAAACCGGTTATTCCTATTAGCATTATCCTATCACAAATCCTAGAGGGGTATTACCTTCTTCAAAGTTATGTAATCTTTCTTTAAGACTTTCTATCTCTGATTGTCCTTCTGCCTTGAGAGCGTCGCCATTTAATGTTACAGTACCACCTGCACCAGGTAAACCTGATTGATATTTACTTCTTGCTTCACCAAGCATAAGTTTAGACTGTGCTAATGAGTATGCGGCTAACCAAGGACTTGCAGAAACGTCTTTTAATAGTATACTTTCTGGAACAAAGTTATATATGCCAACTGCAATATCTTCTTCATGTCTGATGTTACGCAATATTTTTAAGTTTTTAGTATTCTTATTCCAAATAAAATTATACTCACTACCAAAAATACGTCCTATAGTTTCCTTGTATTGTGCAAATGCATCAAATACTGCTAGTCCACCAATTTGTCCTGCTTGTAACATATACATATTATTAAAGGCTACATCAAAAGGATCAAAGTTAGTACCGCCACCACTGTTGGTACCTATACCTCTACGGTATATACGTCTAACTTCCATTACTTCATCTGGTAAAGTATAGTCCTGTTGTCCATCTATTGTTTCAATAAACATAACACTTTCTTCAACACTACCTGCACTAAGTTGCCTGTATATTGCGAAAGCCTTATCTATTGCTACATCATAGTGTTCTCTGTCCAACTCAACGTCTACTATGCCGTCAGCCAAGCGAAGTTGTAACTCACGTATGAGATCTTCTCTACTGCTATGTCCTATTTGATCTATTGCCATACTACTATTTATCGTTTTCGCAATTAAAATGCCTTTAATATGATAGTATTATCGTTTATTCTGCCGTTCATTTTGATACCAGTTGTTGTCAACTCATCAAATGATTTTGAGAATTTTGTCTTTGCTTTTCCTGTCCAATTAGCAATTTGCTCTTTAGGTTTACGCAAAGTCTTTTGTCTACTTAATTCCTCGTCGAAATCCTGTAATGTTGTTCCTTTAACCATAATGCCTGACCCTGGTCTATTCATTGCTCTGGGATCTTTATTACTAGCATGGTAAACACCTAACTTTCTGGTCTTAGTGTTGTATATCCATACCTCATTGGCATTCACAATCTCTGTAGGATGTATACTAGCAATGCCTAACTCACTATCATTTATCTGATACTTTAGTTTTTTAATAATTGCCTCTTTACTTCTTGCTTTAGGCTTACGAGCTTTTCGTGTACTTGCATTTGTTTGTATGATTGTATCACATGCTGTATTAATAGTTTCAAAAAATGCTAAAAAGTCTTTACGCATTTTAGGTGTAAAATGACTATACCCTTCTTTAATATCAGGGTCTTGCCATTCTTTTATCTCTAGTGCTTCTTGATATGATGCATCGAAATCGTCTTTAATTAGTTTAGCATGAGCGGCCTTTATTTGAGGGCTATAAGATACCATGTTTTTATATGGATCAAACTCTTTTATAGTAAACGTACCTTCTGTCATACAGTCAATTTTAAATTCCCAATCTGCACATAGTCTCTCTACTTGCATTTTCATTCTTTCCTGTATGCTGATAACTTTCTTTGCGGTGTCTTCTTTTTTGGCTTTCTTTTCTGCTAAAGCAATTTTACCACGTTCAACCCATTCCTCTTTTCTTTTATCCTGATAATGTTTACTAATGTCTTCTGGAAAATAGTCTAGTTTAGATTCTATAAAAAGTGAAATACCTGCACTAGAAAAACTCCAATCAGGACATCCTAATACATTCTTAATCTCTTCTGGTGTCCAACCTGACTTGTCTTTTACCCAACGTTTGGCTACAGTAACTAATTTCTTTTTAGGTATCTCTGTTCTTACAAAATATTCACAACTTCTAAATGCAACTAATTGCTCTACAGGATCAGTTATCAGCCTGAGTTTATTCCATTCGGGTTGTTTGGTAACGTATATACTTCGTTCTTTTTTTCTTGCCATGTGTGTTATCTCAGTCTTTAAATATAGTTGGGTCTGGATTAGCATATAGCATTTGTATTGCCAATGGCCAATTTTTAAACCCTTGTATATCATTTTTATCTTTAAGGACATCTTTTTCCTTAAAGAACTGAACAATACTTATCATTCCGACAAATTTCCCTGCTTTTTCGCCTGCTTTGAACGAAAAATAAGAGTTTATCGCGATAAAAACTAAAAATATAATGTAATCTTCCATTTTAACTCCAAATTGAATATCCAGAGTATAGCACCAAATTTTAGTTTGTCAAGAAGTTTTATTTGCCTCGGCTAAAGTTTTTTCTTATATTGTGTGGTTTATCATTTTCTATAATGTCTTTCCAAACTGCTATAGTTTTATCTAATCCATCACTGAGCTCAACTTTTGGAAACCAACCAAGTCTGGTTGTAATTTTATGATTTGTACTATTAAGTAGATAAATCTCACCTGGACGTTTTGGTTTTGTATTCCAATTTACATGACCTGTCCAATTTAATTTGTCTGCAATTAATTTTACATAGTCCTTTATTTTAATTGCATTGTCTGGACCTATACAAAATATTTCGCCTGCACATTTATCAGGATTAGTTATAACAGTTTCCCATGCATCTAATAAATCATCAATGTAAATAAAGTTTCTGTATGGCTCACCATATCCTAAATTAATCTCATCTGGATCTTTTAGCATTTGTGTAATAATTTGTTCTGTCACAAAAAAGTCGTTGTCTTTTCTGCCGTATGCATTAGTTTGTCTAATAGCAGTAAACGGTAATCCTAAACTTCGGTGTGCATATTCTAAATATTTCTCACAGCCATATTTTGCAACGGCGTATGGGGCATTTGGATTAGGTGGAGTGCTTTCATTGAATGCAATAATGCCTTCTTCTTTGCCGTCTCTGATAATGTCACTGATTGGTTGCCAGCCATATACTTCCATTGTACTTGCAAACACAAAGTTTTTCAAGTTAGGTAATTTAGCCGCTGTTTCAATTAAGTTTACAGTACCTGTATAATTTATATCACTAAAAGTAATTTGCTCATAAAAACTTTGCTCAACTTCAGTTCTAGCCGCCAAATGCACAATTATTTCAGGATCAAACGTTGATATTTGCATAGCAACTTTGGCATGGTCCCTTAAATCTTCTGTTAAAAATCCCAACTCATGATTGTCTTTTAGTCTTTCAACCATATGTTGGCCTATAAATCCGTCTGCACCTGTTATAAATATTCTCATGTTATGTCCTCTTCTTTTGCAAATCCTGTAAGTTGCATTGTAAATCTAGGCTCGTAGCCTAAGTTAGCGACTGAATGAATTAAGTTAGGTCTTATAATCGTATAATCACCTTTCTTATAATCTAACCAACTTTCATCCTCTATTTCTATATAATGTCCCATTAATCTGTCTTGTAAAAACAAATTTACTCTAACAGGCACCATTCCATCTGTATCCATTTCTTCTCGTTCTGCTTTCATACGCATCTTGTATAACGTATCCACATGTGGAGCAATAAATCTTCCTGGCATCAGTTTATTTACTGTAACTATGCCATAGTGTAACCAATCATTAAAGTTTTCATATACACCATGGACCCAACTTGGACAATCATCTTCAAATACTTGCCATACCCAAGGTGCTTCATATGGATAATCTGGTACTGCTACACCCATGTCTTTCCAAAATCCACCACTATAAACAGTATTAGTATGCTCTGTAAACTTTAGTCTATATAACATTTCTTCTGTTATATGACTTATATCGACAGTTCCTTTATACATTTTTTAAGACAGTTATTTGTGCAGAGTAAAAAGGTTGTTCTCCCATATTACCTGCTATGTGCCAATCATCTATTCCAAACTTTACCCATTCACCTGCTTTCCATTTAACAAAAGGCTGATCGTGTACTTCATAATAGTGTCCACGTTTCCAATCTTCTAAAAATATCAGGTAACGATAACTTTCGCCCTCGCCATGTTCTTGTTTTAGTTTAAAATGTTTATCAACATGATGTGGAATTGTTTGTCCAGGTGGTACATTAATTACACTAACTACATGATGATCAAAGTCTTGTGGTATCTTCTTTGCTAAATCATGTACCCATTGTGGAGACTTTTCAAACATCTGCCATATACTACTGTTATGTTCTGTATAATATTGTTCTATTGCAGGTGTTTGTTGATAACATTGGAAGTAATCGTCAAAATTTAACTGACTCATTTGCTCATGAGTAATTCCAAAGTTATCTATCTTTCCGTATTTAATCACAATAACTTTCTAGTGTACCTTTACGTCTAAGGTCTAAAGTAGCACAATGAATACCGCCAGACAGCGTCATAGAGTGACGGAAAGGAACAGCCACACTATCTATACCATATTTGTCTAGTTCACGCATCAGAGGCTCTTGTGCTGAGTCTAACACTACTGTACTCTCATTTACACTTAGTAAATTCATTCCAATATATGGTGAGCATGGTGGTAGGTATCCTTGCTCTGCAAGTTTACTGCCTTGTACAACACAATCATCAAACCAAATCTTATCCCATTTTTTAAACATTTCAGGACAGTTATCAGGTGTTACCCTGCTACTATTCATTAGTACTAGTCCTGGTCTTAATGGAACAATAGTGCTATCAAAATGTGCAAAACTATATAGTTCGCTATAATGCATTTTGTAACCCATTGGCTCTAATAATCTTTTAAGCCATTTAAATCCTTTCATATTTCCTGAATTGGAAACTTGATATAATAAATCTTTTCCAACTCTCACGATGTTTGGTGCATCAAAAATAATCTCATGATCTAATAATGTAGGCTTGTCCTCAATATCTTCAAATGTATAAAGTGAATCATGTAAGTTTGGTTTAGGTGCTTGTAACCATAATGCACCATCTTCAAATGCTTCATACATTATGTCTTCGTATAATTTTGTTTCAAAGTATCTTGCTCTTACAGGAGTAGGAGTTTCAATAAGCATATCGCCTAATGGTAAAATTAAATCTCTAGGACACCAACTGTACCAACCCTTTGACTGCCAACCCTGGCCAATGTCGTAATTTTTTTGTTCCCAATCAATAACTTTAGGCCTGTGTACTTTAATATCCATTTTTTTAAGAGCATCAGCAAGTCCATCTGCATCTTCGTTGGCTTCGTCAATTACCCATTGTGGGTAAGGCCCTTCTAGTTTTTCTACATCTTCTTTATTAAAATTAGCATAACTAAAACTTCTTGCTGAAATGTCAGTTGCTATTCTGGAATGGTCTGCTCGACCTACAATAATTTCCTCTAAAGGGTCCCAATCATTGTGTGAATTAACTATCATACATCTGTCTCCTGTGTGTATTTTATGTGCTACTATTTATAGGATTGGCCTTAAAAACCCTGTAAATATCAGCAAGTTCATTACGTTCCCAATTAACTCTGTTATCGTTTACGAAGTCTTTATCTGTTGCTATTGCTAACTTTTGTTTTATACCTGTTTTTTTAAATGCATCTTCAGGTACATCATATCCATCATCTCCATAGTAACCAGTAAGACAGGGAGAACAATATACACCTTTTATTTCTTTATTTCGTAAAAGTGTGTTAAATCCTAATTCACGTTGAAACATACAGTTGTAAAAACTTATACCTGCCAACAGTACGTTTTTATCTCTAAAAATGTCCTCTTGCTCATGCCAACTGTAGGCACTAAGTTTATTTAAAGTCCCAGGAAACTTATGCCTGTTCTTAAAAATTAAGTCTGTGCAATTATCATTTGTTTCATATTTTGAACCGTAAGATGCATAT